AGCACCGATGATACCACCTCTATTTAAACCAGCAGGTGCAAACCATTCTGCCGATAATCTATCACTACTTGCAAATACTGCAGGTAATAATACTGATGGTGGAACAGTTGTCATCTTATTGGTATTAACATCAATTGTTTTTAACCAAGGATAGTAACAAGCTGCGTAGTTTGAATCAACTGCGTTTGCTTGTTCAGTTGCAGTTGTAATGTCAGAATCGTAATCAGTAAAGTCAGCGATATAGAAACAATCTTGTCTATCTTCACACATATCGATAATTCTTTGTGTGATTGCTGGATGTAATTCTCTATTAATACCAGGTGCTGCCACTAAATTGATATCATATTCATCAGGGTTTGATAAAGCGTTGATTGCTTTAGTATATCCTACCGAACCAGATGCGGTGGATGTTCCACAGTTAAATCCTTGATTGTTAGCCGCTCCCCATATATCAACATTATTTAAATCTTTATCACCAGCTTTAGCGATAGGAATTGTTGGATTAACACCATCAAACCCTCCTTGGAATGCTACCAAGAATTGTCTTTTAACCATATCAACAGCGGCTGAACCGGTCATTTTATAAGTCAATTGAGAATCGAATGCAAATAGTGTGTTTGCACCAGTTGTTGCTCCGTCAGGAATTGGTTTTAAATATTGTTGGTTATCAATAACAACTCCAGTTGTTTCATAATCAAATCCAGCAAAATAAAGTGGAGATGAAGATGTGTTATTAGCAGAACCGGTTTGGAAAACAACTGCTGGGATTAAACTATCACTTGCAGTAGTTTTAATTGGTAATTCATATGCTTTGTGTCCAAATGGTGCTGCTGAAATTGGGAATGAACCTTCTTTAGCAACTTCAACTCTTATATGAAGTGATTTGTTTGAATAATCACCGAATTCAGTAATTTTACCATTTGCATCAGTTTCAAAATATCTGTCACCGATTACTCTAGCAATATATCTAGGAGATGATGGGTCAAGGTTTACATTATTCCATGTTTCCATTACACTCTTTCTCTTATCGGTATCGCCATATGTTCTAAGCGTTACAGAGAATACAGCATAATCAGTTGAACCATCTTCACCAGCTGCTCTTACATTTGAAATTCCAATTTTATATTTTCTATTATAAAGATTACCATGTCCAATCGTATGGAAACGGAAAAGTTCATATCTTAAATCGTTGTTATCTTTTTGTGATAATATCCAAGGAGTAGTTGCTGTTGTTGCATCGTATGCAAAATCTTGTGTTGGTAATTGTACCACACTAATCACAACTCCTTGTGCACCACCACCATCGGTATCGTACTCACTTGCTACATTTTCAAAATAAGTGTATGAATATGCATGTTTAGAACCAAATGGAGATTCACCAAATACATCTCTAATATCATTTTGAGATGATGGTAATACAGATGCAGAAACCAAACCTATACCAGAACCAGAAAGTAAGAAAGAACCAGAGAATGCCGCTCTACCATCGCTAGTTAAAACCGATGATGGGAATCCTACTCCTTCATCACCAACTCTTGTTGAATGTAGAGTTGCAACGATTTTTTCTCCAAACGAACCAGATGCTTTAATTGCAATTGGTGCGGTTTGTAAATATCCACCGATTCCACCAACTCTTACGATTGTTGCTGAACCTGCTTTACTCCCTGTGCTAAGAAGGACAGGTCATTTTCTCTTGTGAATACACCAGGTGATACAATTCTTTCTGCCATTTTATTTCTCCGATTTGATTTTGATTGTTGGTATTATTTTTTGTATAACAATACACATATAAATATAATGAAAATACCCAAAACACAATTTTATTAGTTAAAGTGTTTTGGGTATATACTATTTTTAAATTAACCTATTGAGCTGCTTGAGATGCATATAATGCCTGACCGGATAATGGGTCTGGCGTTACTGAACCAGATAATGACCCGGTATACCAAGGTAATTCGGTTTCTCCAACGATTTGTACAACATTTCGCTGACCATCTATATCTTTTTGGATTCTACCAATTATATGGTCCCAATAGTTTGTTGCAGTATTTGAACCACTAACGTGATTTTTTATCCATCCTAATACTTGCTCTTCTGTTAGTTCATTATATGATGTAAAAGTACTTACATTAACGTCAGATGCTTTAAATGGAGTTGCACCAGTAAATTTTCCACTATATCCATCATCATCAGTAACTACTACTTCCCAGTTAGTTCCAATGATAACTCCCTCTAGACCTTCATGATTTTGTTTTCTTAGTCCTTTTAATGACCAACTTTGTGTATATGCCATAGCTTACTATTTTATCTATAAATATATGTGTTTTTAAAAAAAGTAACCAATTTAGTTTTTATTTAAAATTTTATGAACTATTGTTTTTAGTTCTTCAATTTCTTTGTTTTGTTTTTCTATAATTTCTTGCTGCTCTTTAACTGATTGTATCAATACAGGTACAATCTTTTCAAGTTGTACAGTTTTATAGTTTTGTCCGGATATTGATTTACCATCGGATAATGCATCAAACGGAGCAGGTTTAATAGCTTGTGGTATTACTTTCTCAACTTCTTGTGCAATTACCCCAATATCATGCCTATCAACCGGATTAAATCCTAAATCATCAACAATATCTTTCCAATCAAAGTAAACACCTCTCAATCTTTTCAACATTCCTAATGCATCTGAAATTGTAGTGATATTTTCTTTTAATCTTTCATCCGATGAATATGCAATAATGTTACCTGCTGCATACATATCACCACCCGGTGTCAATTGCCATCTATTTGCACCCATTGACCATCCACCGATACGAATTACGTTATCAACATCAAGTCCCATATTAGTTGCAAATACACCGTATTTATGCCAAGAGAAGAATGCGGTTAAGTTACTATTTGCACAGGCTTGTAAGTTTGCAGTATTGGTATCGTTTACATAATATGCTCTATTTGTTACAAATTGGAATTCATAGTTTGGTTGAGAGAAACCACCATTTGTGTTGGTGTATCTAAATCTACCATCACCAGAACTACTACCAAAATAGTATCCAGTATCGTCAAGATCGTAATAAATTCTAGCCTGTACATCGCTGTTTATAAGAACGGTATTACCGGTATGCCAGTTAAGATACATTGGATATCCCGGTCTAGCATCAATGTGTAAGTTACCATTTGATGTAAACATTTGTGCCCAATCACCTATATGGTTATTAGCACCAACTCTTAAATAAGCTCCCCACCACCAGTTAGGTCCGTGAAGTGTACCACCTCTAATTCTTAAACCTTGGTTATCAGTATTGTGTTGGTCTAAATAATATCCAGTATCTTGGTTATCATAGAAAATTGGCGCTCTTAATGAACCACCTGCTTCTAAATATTGGTCTACATAAACACCCCATCCAGTAGTAACCATTCTTCTAGAACCAGCATAGTACATATTCAACTCAGCTCCACTCATGTACCAAATCCAACCTCTAGCACTATCGTGAAGACCAACGTTATCACCCATAGTACTCATAAAGGTATATCTACTACCAATACCATACCCATACCATCCATTTCTACCACCACCATAAGTTGCTATATGGCCATATGGATTGCCCTCACACTCTGGAGACCAAATACCTCTACCATAAGATTCCCAATAAACACCGGTACATCCTTGTGGTCTGAACCAGTTGTTTGCTAATACATAGTGTAATTGAGATGTACCATTCGGGTCTAATCTATAACCAGAATCGTTTCTATCATAAAAAATATTAGAATATATTTCACCAACACCATAAATACCATTTCCATAATATTCAGATGGTCCAAAGTATCTCATCCATTGATTGGTATAATAGTTCATATAGATTGAATATCCGCAATACGAATCTATATGTAAGTTACCAGGAAGATAAATTCTACCACAACCGTTTCTAGAAATAATTTCACTGTCTACGGTAATACGGCTTAATGCAGATGTACCATTAGGGTCTGAATAGAATCCGGTATTATTTGAATCATAAACGATAGTTGCATAAAAATCACTAGAATATTCATTCAGACCATACATTGCAATCTTTCTCCAACCAGACGGTGAAGACCAAACATTTCTAAACCACAATCCACTAATAGGTCCACCAACCATTTGCCAACCGTATCCACAACCATATCCACAAGTATAGTGAGCGGTTTGAATACCGGTCCAGTGAGATGTACCCGCTGGTTGGTTACCAGGATTACCCCAGCTATCAAAGAATCCACTACCCCAGTTCCAAACGGAGTTAAGGTCAGTTGTACCCCAACCCATTGAACCAACCCAATAGTTACTATCACCGGTGAAATCCCAACGAGGTGAATTATATTTTGCGGTATTACCCATAGAAGCTTTTGTTCTATCGGTAAATCTATTCATATTCGATGTACCATTACCATCAAAATAATATCCAGTATCGTGGTCATAATATATGGCTGCTCTAACATCGGAATGTGCATAAATACCATGTGACCTCATCGATGCTCTATCCGAACCGGCATAATATAAGTTTAGTTCGCCACCACTCATATACCACACCCATCCTCTAGCACTGTCATGCATACCAACGTTGTCACCACCGGTACTCATCAGGGTATAACGGCTGAATATACCATATCCACCCCATCCGTTTCTACCACCTCCGTTTGTTGCAACGTGCCCATAAGGATTACCCTCACATTCAGGTGACCATAGTCCTCTACTATATGATTGGAAATAGAATCCAGCACAACCTTGTGCTCTGAACCAGTCATTTGCATATACCGCACTCATTTGAGAAGAACCATTCGGGTCTATATAATATCCGGTGTTATTACCATCATACCAATATCCGGCATAGAATGTACCACCACCTATGTTTCTATCGTACAACATCACCTCATACCAAGGATATGTTGTACCACCCCATTTACCTCTTAACCACCAACGGCTTCCTGCGTCATGCGCACCTACCATTTGCCAACCATACGCAGAACCACCATCAGATGATGCGTAGTGTTGACCCGAAACTATACCTTGTGCGTGAACATAACCACCGCCTTGAGGGTGACCAGTTCCACCACCCCAAATATCCCATCCCCCAAAACCAGATTTCCAAGCGTTATCCCAGTTTCCAGCAGATGTACCCCATCCAAAAGTACCCGTCCAATAGTTTACATCACTTGTATAATCGAATCTAGGAGTAATCCAATGATAACCCCTATTCATTGCGGCATGTGTTCTTTGAGTAAATCTATTTAAGTTAGATGTACCATCCATATTAAGATACCAGCCATTATCATTATAATCGTAAATTATTTGAGGTCTAATACCACCACTACCAGGTACTTGAATAGTATTACTACCCTCACCCATATACATTGTCATAGATGAGTTGTTACCATACCAATGTTGTGCCTCAACTACATATGCTGAGAAATCCCAACGAGGTTCGTTGTTTACGTTATTAACAAGTTTAATTCTATTACCAACAATATAGTTTGTACGAGATGTTGATGCAAAATCACCATAATAACCACCATCATTTGAATCGTAATAAATTGGAGCGTACATTGCACCACCAACGGATACAGTACCACCAATAAATGCACCACCTGCAAAACCTAAACGAGAATAAGTTGTACCATTATCTTTTAATGCCAAATGATGTCCATATCCACTTCCATACTCATAACCCAATCCGTACATATTACCAAGTGGCCAAGATTCACCAATCGTCCAAATTACTTTTGCCGATGTACCTGCGTTATTATAATCACCCATCAAACCACCACTATTTCTACTTACCAAATAGTTACTATACCACATTCTACCATTTTGCTCCGTTTGATTGAAGTTATTAGTAGAAGCAGGACTATGATATTGAATTTTTCCAGCATATTCACCATCCCATCCAGAAGAGTCTGCTCTCCAACTACCATGAGTTCTTATCGCAGTTGTACTATCACCATTAAAATAATAAGTTGAGTTTGTATCGTAGAATATTGGAGCTTGTACATAGTTTACACCATAAATGTCTCTACTTCTTAATACCTGAAGGTCACCAGAAATCCAGCTATATGAATCAGATTCGATTGCCGCCGAATATCCTTCAGCAACATCCATTACACCATCGTAATATGTACCATTTTGTATTTTACGAAGAACAACTTGTCCATAAGACCAAGAAGAACCACCAGTACCAATTACGATACAATATCTACCATCTTTAACACCAACTCTAACTTGCTTATCAGTATATCCTACTACGTTTGCGTTATAGTTATACCACGCACCATTCCAGTTATGTCCACCAACAATTACAGTTGCTGCCGCATTTCCATTATATTCATAAATGTCAATTACGGCGTGAATCATACCATAGTTACCGGTTCCACCAGGGAATTTAATAATTACGGCACCGGTTGCACCAGTTGCACCCCAAACTGCGTATGGTCTACCAACAATATTTCTTTGTTTAATACCACCTTGAATTCTTAAAGATGTTGCGGTTGAAGCTGGATTTAAGAAATATCCAGTATCAACGTTACCATTACCTCTATAAGAATAAGCGTAAACTTCATTCAGATTAGATGTAGATGCCGGGTCTAAATAATATGCAGTAGATGTGTAATCATAATAAATTGGAGAACGAACCGAACCGAAAGAATATAGGTTAGATGAACTATCCATATATCCTTTTTGTGAGTTTCCAATTCTAAATTCAACATAGTTTTCAGAACCCAACATTAAATACGTTGATGAATATACACCAGGTGCTCCCCAAGCTGCTCCTAACCTTACATCACTTACACCATTACCTTCTGGATTTTGAACTCTAAACCCACTATCGTTTGTGTAGAATTTAACTCGATTTGATGACCCACCTTGTAGTACAAATCCGCCATTTGCAGGATTTGTATAATATGTTGAATCATCTAAATCATAATAAATTGGTGCGTACATTGAATTATACGAAATAGTCGCATCTGGTTGTAATCTAAAATCTTCGGAGTTGTTATACGCAAATCTTAAATAATCGGATGCACCATTATCAACTAATAAGTTCCATCTATTACTTTCATCAGAAGAATATAAATTCAATCCATCATCCCAACTCGTACCACTTGCTACTAAATTAGTTTTTCTAATTCTTGAAGTACTATTTGGGTCAATATAATAGTTTCTATCATCATAATCATACATAATACTATGCATTGCATATGTTGATGTAGTTTGATTATAAGTTGTATTGTTACCAATTACACCAGAACCTAGTGGAACTCTTGGTACACCACCCGGATCAGCTACACTATATTCAATTGAACCAATGTTATCATTATTGAAATTCATGTCCGCAGATACAGACATTCTATAACGAACTCCATCTAATAATAACATATAGAACCAATATCCACTACCGGCTAAATCTCTTGGACCAGCTTGGTAGATATAATATCCATATGGATTTTGGTTAGCGTTGTAAGAACCATGTTCAGTATAGAAATACCACATATTTTCTTGCCCACTATGCCATTCTCTAGAATTTATTACAAATTCCGCAGTACAACCACCATACGGGTTACTACCATTATCACTAATTGCACGAGATATAGAAAGTCTAACTGGTGAACCACCACTATTGAATCTACTAATACTAAATCTTACCCATCTTCTATTACCATTAAATGTACCAGGAACATCAATATATTGTTCGTTCTGATAAGTTTTATTTACTTGTAATGCGTTTAATCTAGATGTTGATAATGGATTGGTATAATATGATGTATTATCGGAATCATAAAATATTGGTGCTCTAAAATCAGAAGATGCATATGCGACACCACTTTCATTTACAGAGAATAATTCATTCGTTGATTTAATTGCATTATTACCAACTATAAATCTTACACCGGTATCATTATTATTAGAATCAATACTTACACGAACATCACCGGCACTTGCTAAGTTTAATATATTACCAGATGAATTATTTTGTATAACGGTTACATCATAGGTATTATCTCTATAAATACCAGCCGCTGTATCCGATAAATAAAATGCCCCACCATTTCCGGCTGCATTTGAATATACTGAACTCTTTGCCCAAACAATACCATCATTTCTAACTTCTAATGCAGCTCCACCAGTACCAACTCCACTTACGGCAAATCCTTCATTAGTACCACCACCTGTCCAAATAATATTTTTAAGTTGTGCTCCTAAATTTGTAGTAGAAGTAGTTGTTCTAAATCTTGCTCCCCAAGTGTTTGGTTCATTATTTACAGATAATAATCCGTCATTTGGTATATTAATTGAACCACCAACATTTAATCTATATGAATTATTTGGTGCAGTACCTATACCAGTATTACCTGCTATGTAAGCCTGTTTTGTACCTAAACTTTGGTCAGTTCCAGAGAATAAATAAAAATCAACTATATTATTTTCATCTTCAATATAAACTGGATAAACACTATCGCCTGCATCATTTGAATATCCTTCAATATACAACATTACCGAATTACCACTATTCCATGTACTATTGTAACTTCCGCCACCTAATGAGAAGTTTTTGATATGACCCGCCACAGTACTACCAGCAGTACCACCCGTTATACTTCTATGCGTTAAAAGGCCTGTGTTTGATATTGTAAATCTATTTGCATTATTTGTTACGTCATAAACAACAAACGAACCATCCGCATTTATAATAGAATAATCGGAATCATTATTAGTATCCGTTAAATTAATTCTTGGATATGTGTAAGATAAAGTTAAATCACCATTAAGTGTAAGTCCAGCAAAAGTTGGAGAATCAGTTGTTCTTATATTCTGATTCATTAAGTAAACTTCGGTTGCACCTTGTCCTGTATCAATCGTACCACTCAAAACTACATTTCCACTTACTGATAAAGTGTTATCTGCTGTCCATCTATCATTTGATTCATCCCAATAGAATGAAACAGTTGATAATGAACCTCTTCTAACTTCAATACCCGCATTTTCAGTTGGTGTGCCAGTTGTGAAGTTTGAATTAAGAGTTATAATATTATCCGCTAATAGGATTGTTTCAGTATTAATTGTAGTTGTTGTACCACTAACTGTCAAGTCACCGGTAATAACCGCATTACCAGTAACTGTCAATAAAGTTCCATTAAAAGTTAAATTACTTTCAACCGTTCCATTTGGTGCAGTTCCGTTTAATGTAATTACACCATTATCAGTTGTACCAGTTAATGCTAATAATCCAGATGAACCAGATGTACCTTGTGTACCAGATGTTCCAGATGACCCGGATGAACCACTACTTCCAGATGTTCCAGATGAACCACTACTGCCTGATGAGCCACTGCTTCCAGATGAACCAGAAGTACCGCTACTTCCGGATGAACCGGATACTCCAGATGAACCTGATGTGCCTGAACTACCACCGGTGCCTCTTGTTCCAGATGACCCGGATGTACCAGAACTACCACTCGTGCCATCTGCTCCAGTTTTTCCACTTGTACCAGAACTTCCACTACTACCAGATGTGCCACTACTACCAGATACTCCAGAAGAACCAGATGAACCTGAACTTCCCGATGTACCTACTGCACCATCTTTACCAGATGTACCACTACTTCCATTACTTCCACTTTGTCCAGAAGTACCAGATGAACCAGAAGTACCTGAACTACCAGAAGACCCTGCAGAACCTCCCGTACCACCCGTTGAACTTGTACCAGATGAACCAGATGTACCAGAACTTCCAGATGAACCAGAAGTACCCGAACTACCCGATGAACCTGAACTGCCACTCGCTCCACCTACTCCACTACTACCAGAAGAACCAGATGAACCAGATGTGCCACTACTTCCAGAAGAACCAGAACTACCAGATGAGCCACTCGTTCCCCCACTACCAGCAGTACCAGAACCACCACCTGCTCCAGTTAGACCAGATGAACCTCCGCTACCAGAAGTACCAGATGAACCAGATGTTCCGTTACTTCCATCTTTACCAGAAGTACCAGATGACCCGGATGTACCAGATGAACCAGAAGTACCAGGTGTACCCGTTCCTCCCGATATACCAGAACTTCCCGATGAGCCAGAAGAACCTCCACTACCAGATGTTCCAGATGAACCGGAAGTACCTGAACTACCAGATGAGCCACTTATACCAGATGTACCATCTTTACCAGAAGAACCAGAAGAACCGTCTTTACCGGATACTCCACTAGTTCCTGATGAACCAGAACTTCCAGATGAACCAGAAGAACCTGATGTTCCCGATGAACCAGATGAACCCGATGAACCACCGCTTCCCGATGTACCAGAAGAACCTGAACTACCTGAACTACCAGAAGAACCTGAACTACCTGAACTACCAGATGTACCACTACTTCCAGATGAACCAGAGGTACCAGATGACCCGGATGTTCCAGAAGAACCAGAACTACCAGAAGAACCTGATGTTCCAGAAGAACCAGATGAACCTGAGCTACCTGAAGTTCCTGAAGAACCCGCAGAACCAGTTGTACCAGAGCTGCCACTTGTTCCAGATGTACCAGAAGTACCAGAAGTTGCTGCTGCAAATCTTCTACTAACTCTACCAGTAGTTGTATTTAATACCAACACTTCATTTGTTGTGTTATCGGTTGGTATCGTATCAGGAGTTCCAACGAATATAGAACCACTTATGTTTAAACTACCTGTGATTTCTTGTCTATCGGATGTAGCATCCCCAAATTTATTTGAACCAGATGAATAAATTACGGATGATGAAATAAATGTTGTACTTATTTCAGTTGATGTAATCTTACCACTAACATTAATATTACCAATTATATTTGCATTACCGGTTACATTTGCATTTCCAGTTAGAGTTAATCCACCACTTATATTTGTTGGTACATTTACTACCAATCCGTTATTAGGTGAAATTTGTGCAACTGCAGAACCTGATTTTATTCTATTGATATCACCAATCGAATCCGCTTGTATATTAAATAGTCCACTACCATCTCCTCTAAATATTGATGCCGATACCGACCCAGTTATTAATGTATTTGCATTAATTGTAAGTGTTTCTGATGCTGGAGTATCGATTATTGATGTTTCAATTTTAGAAGCAGAAAAAGGTATCGCGTTTACAATACTAATTGAATTTGGGGAAGCACTTATAACAGGGCTTCCACTAACATAAAGTGATATTACGCTAGAACTTACTTGATTTAATCCATTTGGGTCAATACCTATAAAACTACTCATCTACCTAATTTACTTTTTTTATGATAACTCTAACGCTGAAATGATTACATCTGCAGACGATGCCACAGATGATACTACTGCTAAAGTATCTGTTGCTTCCATAACTATTTTTTGTTCGCCACCTACAAGAACTACTGATGACCCTTGGGTAATAAGTACATCTTTTACTAAATATACGGTTTTAGTTGCCGAAGTATCCGTCAATCTAACACTTACCGATATATTTTGTGTTGCTACATTTGCAACATTAACTCCAATAATAGTAGTAGTGGTTGCAGATGGAACTGAATACACTATTGTATTCGATGTTCCGATTGAACCTGTAATACTATTTTTAAATACGTTTGCCATCTATATTTTTATTTTATCCTAAAGCAATAGCATATGCTAAAGAGGTATCTAGTACATCTACTCCATCTACTAAATATCCACCCGCAGTTAGGTTCATAGAACCCGTCAAAATTACCGAGCCAGTTATGGATAATCGGTTATTTACATTTAGGTTATCAAATGATGCCTGCTGTACATCGATAGTTCCTTTAAAAGAACCCGTCAATGAACCTGTAAACGAACCGCTTAAATCCGCAAAAGCGAAATTTCTATCCTGTGAAATTGAACCCGAAAATATGGGATTGTGTATTACCATTTTACCTGCTTACTTTTGTTATAGGTATAAATATAAACGAATCCTTCTTTTAAGGTTTTATTGGCCATTCAATATTAAACGGGTCTATTTGGTTTGTTATATCTCTTAAATTTTGTCTATATTCTGTCCAAACTGATTTAATTTCAGTTGGTATGTCCGATAATTGAGTCCAATCACACTCCGATAATAGCTCGTTTCTAATATCTCTAATATTAGCCCATTTTTCTTCTACTCGTGTATTGATTAGTTCCTGTGTTGCATCGGTTATTACCCAATTTTGATAATAAACTCCTTCAATTAGTATAGGAGTTTCTTCGGACACTATTTTTGTGTAGTTATTTGGTTTAGGAGTCTGTCTTACTTCATACATATCCCACGATAATAAATCGTTTTCAGTAAGTTCCAAAGGGAACGTTACATTTTTATTATCCGTTTTTAAATTTTCAATAGAATACGGATATTGAATTTCGTTATTTATAATTCTTAAATACATATTATTTCCAAATTGTAGGTATTGAAGCGTAATTTGATAAATTTATACAATTTCTAAAAGCATCCGTTCCAAATGGAGTAGGAACTCTATTCCATAAATCGGGTGCCGTTCCAGTCATTGCATTAGCAGTTGTTGCCATATTATATACGTTTACAAAAGTACTCACCGAAGTATTATATGTAAATTGTAAAGGTTGAGTTACAGCATAGCAGTTTCTAAAAGTTGAAGCAAAACTAATTGCGTTTATATTCAAATCAAAAAGAGTTGATGGTACAGTACTCAATGAAGTACAAGTACTAAAACATGCTGCAAAGTTTGTAGCTGATACGTTTTCATCAAATAATCCCGTAGGTATTGATGTAATTGGTGTATTTGTAAAAGTATCGGTAAAAGTAGTTGCGTTTGGAGAATATGCAAACAAATCCGCAGGGATTGATGTTAATCCGGTATTTCTCATAAAACTAGCAAAGGTAATAACTTCTGCTAATCCAGTATATCCACCAACTCCACTTAAAGAAGCACTACCAGGAATAGTTGTTAAATTAGAACAACCATAAAAATCAATTGCTCTCAATCCAACAGTACCCCATTGTATTAATGCAACAATAAGAGGACGAATCGCCGCATTATTATTAACCTTAAAATACGGCATAAACCCGCTTATACTAATATCATATGTACCAGCACTAACGTATGTATGCGTTTTATCCAAATCAGTTGATGAGGTAATTGTAGAAGAACTACTATCTCCCCAATTAACCGTAAAGGTAGGAGTAAACCCAGCATAATCAGCAATAGGTAAAGTAAAAATAGTATTAGCAGATGTTGTAGTAATTCTGATAATAAATGGGAACTCTTGTCCCCCTTCTGCTGATGTTATTAATCTTCTAAAAATTCCCATAACTATTAACTAAAGTTTTTACCACTAACAAATCCATAATATGTAGTACCGCCATCATAAGTATAGAATACCAAAATATCAGTTCCAACGGATGTTAATGTTGGTTGGCTACCACCAGCCCAATCTACATTACCAGGCCAAGTTATCGTATATGCTCCAGCATTCACAGTAACTAATGTAAATCCAAATGCGTTTGAACCCGGTGCGTTTGTGAATGTAACGGTTGAATTGGTATTAAATTGTCTTCTGAAGTTATTTCCGGTTGAAAGGTCTATTGTTACACTTCCACCTGTCCCTTGGTCTGCATAAGTTTCTCTAAATGTAGTTGCCGAAACGAATGTAGTTGCCGCTAATGATGTTGTTACCGTTACATTACCAGTTACACTTAACGTACTACCATTGAATGTTAAATTCGATTCAACGTTTGCACCAAATGAAACGGCATTATAAGTTAAGATACCATCTTCGGTATTACCCGCTAATGGGAACCCAGATGTACCTGATGTACCTGATGTAAATCCAGGTGCAGATGTACCGGATGTACCACTTTGTCCAGAAGTACCAGATGTAAAACCAGGAGGAGTTGTACCAGATGTACCAGCCGTGCCACTTATTCCAGAAGTACCAGATGTACCAGATGTGAAACCAGGAGGAGTTGTACCAGATGTACCAGCAGTACCACTTTCTCCAGAACTACCCGATGTACCGGATGTGAAGCCCGGAGGCGTTGTACCCGATGTACCAGATGTTCCAGTTTCACCAGATGTTCCCGATGTAAAGCCTGGAGGTGTTGTACCCGATGTACCAGATGTTCCTGCTTCACCGGTTGCATTTGTACCATCTTTACCAGATGTACCACTACTACCAAAATATGTTCCATCAAATCCAGAAGTTCCAGATGTACCATTTGTACCTAATCCAGAAGTTCCAGATGTACCACTTACGCCCGATGTACCAGATTCACCAGATGTACCACTACTTCCAAATAAAGTTCCATCTTTACCAGATGAACCAGATGTACCAGTAGTTCCACTCACACCAGATGTGCCACTTTGTCCAGAAGAACCCGAAGTTCCACTTACACCCGATGTACCAGATGAACCAAAATAAGTACCATCTAACCCAGAACTACCCGATGTACCAGAAGAACCAGAAGTTCCTGATGTGCCACTTTCTCCACTGGTTCCAGATGTACCACTTTCTCCACTAGTTCCAGATGAACCAAATAATGTACCATCTTTACCAGAAGTTCCAGAAGAACCCGATGAACCACCACTACCATCAGTTCCACTTTGTCCAGAACTACCCGATGTACCGGCTGTACCACTTTCTCCAGAAGTTCCTGAAGAACCAAAGAATGTTCCATCTTTACCAGAACTACCTGATGTGCCACTTACTCCCGAAGTACCACCCGTTCCAGCACTACCAGATGAACCAGTTGTACCAGATGAGCCACTACTTCCAGATGTACCAGAAGTCCCTGAAGAACCAAAGAATGTCCCATCTTTACCAGAACTACCTGATGTACCCGCTGAACCAGATGTGCCATCAGAACCAGAAGTTCCTGATGTGCCACTTTCTCCAGAAGAACCAGAAGTACCGGATGAACCTTCCGCGGAAGTACCAGATGAACCAGATGAACCAGATGTGCCACTTTCTCCAGATGTACCCGAAGTGCCACTTTCTCCAGAAGTTCCTGCAGAACCAGTTGAACCACTACTACCAGATGTACCATGTGAACCAAAGAATGTTCCGTCTAAACCAGATGTACCAGATGTGCCATCTTTACCAGATGAACCAGAAGAACCTGATGTACCCGAAGTGCCACTTTCTCCAGATGTTCCCGAAGTACCATGTGAACCAAAGAATGTTCCATCTTTACCGGAACTACCCGAAGTACCATCGGTACCAGATAAACCAGATGAACCGGATGTGCCACTACTACCAGAAGAACCAGATGTACCAGCACTACCGAAGAATGTTCCATCGATACCACTACTACCAGATGTTCCAAATGAACCATCAACACCAGTTGTACCAGAAGTTCCTGTTAATCCTGATGAACCCGATGTACCAGATTCACCGGATGTACCACTACTTCCAAAGAATGTTCCATCAACACCGCTTGTTCCAGAAGAACCCGATGTACCAGATGTGCCACTGCTTCCAGATGAGCCAGAAGTACCCGAAGTTCCTGAAGAACCAAAATAAGTTCCGTCTAATCCAGAAGTTCCAGATGACCCGGATGAACCACTACTTCCAGATGTTCCAGATGAACCCGATGTTCCATCTTTACCAGATGTGCCGCTACTACCAGATGAGCCACTACTTCCAGATGTACCATATGAACCAGTTGTACCAGAACTACCAGATGTACCAGATGAACCTGAAGTTCCTGATGTTCCATCTACCCCTGAACTTCCACTGCTTCCGCTACTTCCAGAAGAACCAGATGAACCGGTTGTACCAGATGAGCCACTACTTCCACTCGTGCCACTACTGCCAGATGTACCATCGGTACCAGATGTGCCAGATGTGCCACTGCTTCCAGATGAACCAGAAGTTCCTGCAGAACCAGTTGAACCACTACTACCAGATGAACCAGATGAGCCACTACTTCCACTACTTCCTGCGGTTCCAGATGAACCAGAACTACCAGAAGAACCTGCTGAACCGTTTGTACCAGAAGTTCCTGCAGAGCCAGATGAACCCGAACTTCCTGATGTTCCAGATGACCCATCTTCTCCGGATGAACCAGATGTACCAGAAGAACCGGAAGAACCCGCTGACCCGGTTGTACCAGAGCTACCAGATGTACCGGTTGTACCAGATGAACCACCACTACCATCGGAACCAGATGACCCGGATGTACCAGAAGAACCAGATGAACCAGATGTACCAGATGTGCCGCTTTGTCCAGAAGTTCCAGAGGTACCAGATGTACCTGCTGAACCACCGGTACCAGAAGATGCCGATGTTCCAGATGTAGCAGATGTTCCGCCACTACCAGAAGAACCAGATGTACCAGATGTGCCACTCGTACCTGATGTACCAGAGGTGCCAGATGTCCCGGCAGTACCACCACTACCAGAAGATGCAGATGTTCCGGAACTACCACTAGTACCCGATGTTGCAGATGAACCAGAAGAACCCGATGTACCAGAAGTTCCTGAACTACCTGAACTACCTGAACTACCAGATGAACCTCCACTTCCAGATGAACCAGAAGTTCCTGCAGAACCAGTTGAACCACTACTACCAGATGAACCTCCACTTCCAGAAGAACCAGAAGAACCTGATGTGCCAGATGTTCCTGATGAACCAGATGACCCGGATGTACCAGATGTTCCTGAACTACCTGAACTTCCTGATGTTCCCGATGACCCGGATGTACCAGATGTTCCAGAACTTCCGTCCGAACCGGATGTACCAGATGTGCCACTAGTGCCACTAGTACCGGAACTTCCAGATGAACCAGAAGAACCAGATGTACCAGAGCTTCCAGATGAGCCAGAAGAACCAGATGAACCACTACTACCACTACTTCCAGATGAACCAGAAGTTCCAGTTGAACCTGAACTTCCCGAACTACCGGATGAACCAGATGTACCATCTACTCCCGAACTTCCACTGCTTCCAGATGTACCAGAAGAACCAGAACTACCAGATGAACCAGATGTACCGGTAAATCCAGATGTACCAGAAGAACCAGAAGAACCACCGGTTCCAGATGAACCTACAGCAGCTGCTACGTTTCTATATCCTAATTTTTTAGTTATTGGGTCCCACGTTACAACCTCATCATATGATGCCGATACGATTCCCCCAAGCATTATACTACCACTAACACCTAAACTTCCACTAATTGTAAGTGATGCGTTTATTGTTTGGTCTGTGTTAATTTGTAAGAATGAAGATGTATCAGATGATGGAGTACTTAATGCAAATAATGCGTATGATGCGGTTCTTGAAAAAGTTATACTATCCATTCCCAACGGTCCATCTACTCCAGTTGATAAAATATAAGATGCCGTTTGAGATGATTGAGCTGCTCCACCATTTATTGTTACCAATACTCCATCCGAACCAGATGAAATCACATCTACCCCAGAACCACTAAAGTTTATTTTTGCGGTTTGAGATTTTACTAACGAACCAGTATGATAAATAAATAATTCAGTTCCACCACCACCGCCATTTAAAGCGAAAGATGCGGTTAATGCGTAAGAAGAACTTACTGCACTAAACACACTCATTGATGCGGTTTGATTGTTTCTTACATATTGAGATGAATCCCCTAATGAAGCGGATAACGATGCTAAAGATGCAGAATCAAATCCTTGAACAGATACAGCAACTTCAGCTCTACGAGCATATGATGCTGATAATACTTCACCAAATACTCTATCTCCATTTATAGTACCATTAATCAAAGAACCACCACTACCAATTACAACATGTCCAGAAGTTAATCCAGCAAATTTAATTTGAATTGTATCTTCATCGATTGATTTAATTGTACCAGGGATAATTTGGTCTTCCGAACCAGTTGCGTAAACCTGTACCATTGGGTAAAGGATTCCTAAATTGTGTACAATTGTTAAATCACTTATATTACTAAATGATACGGTTTCAGTTAATGATGTCTCAGGTTGAGGAACAAAATATCCTCTATTTTCATCAAACCTTAACATATCGTATTCAGCAGATGCAGTTGGTCCTACTCCTTGGAAATTGTATGTACCAATTAAACCACCACTTACGATTGGTGCGAATACTGCGTGTGAACCAGTTATATCTACCGCCGATATATTATGTGTTACGGTTAAGTTACCATCAATTGAAGATGAAGTACTTACTCTAAATCCTAAATCAGGAGATATTTCTGCAAATTGAGAACCCGATTTTAATATTGATGTTTCAAATGCTAAATTCGCAATGTTAATATTTCTTAACCCACTACCATCTCCCACATATCTACTTCCAGATTGAAGTACAACATCTGAACCAGTTACAAATATACCACCACTCACTGCCAACGAACCAGAGAATATTCTTACTGATGTGTTTATTTCTAATCCTTTATTTGGAGAAATAACTGCCTCAACAGATCCAGATATAATTCTATCTAATTGTAAATCTTCCAATGCTTCCGCAGGGATATTAAATAATCCACTACCATCTCCATCGTATCTTGCAGCAGTTATTGGTACGTTTACATCCAATTTAGATGGGTCAATAATTGCTCTTGCAGAACCAGAATTAATTTTATCTAATTCAAGATTCTCAATCGCTTCAGGTGGGATGTTAAATAATCCACCACCATCTCCAATGAATAAAGATGCAGTTAATGAACCGGTAATTGAAACCGAACCGGTAATTTGTGTTCCTATATCAGAACCAGTAACTCCGGTTACCACTTGGAAGAACTTACCACTTGCTACCGATGCAGTTGCCGAACCACTAGCAATTAACGGAGCTGCTGCCGCTTGTACATTTGTGATATATCTACCATCACCAAATAAGAATCCTCTTGCAGTTAAATCATCGGCAGTTAATGAACCACTAACTGAAACACTACCAGTAAATTCAGAACCAATTTCAGAACCAGTTGCCGAAGTTATTACTCTAAAATCAAATCCATTAGCTACCGATGCAGTTGCCGAACCACTGGCGATAAAAGGTGCTGCGGCTGCAACTACGTTTGTGATGTATCTACCATCACCAAATATAAATTCAGATGCGTAAAGTGAACCACTAATTCCTACACTACCAGTAAATTCAGAACCAATTTGAGAACCAGTCTTTGCTGTTATTACTATAAAAGATTCGCCACTTGCTACCGAAGCATGCTCTTATACTTCCACTAACTTCAATTGAACCGGTAAATTGAGAACCAACATCCGAACCAGTAAATGGAGTAATTACTTTGAATCCAAAATCAGGTGATACTGATGCGGTTACCGAACCAGATTTAATTTCAGTACTAATAAGTGCATCTTCGGTTAATGCTGATTTAGGAATATTTCTTAAAAATGTACCTTCCGCATAAATGAATGAAGAAGAATCTATGAATAAACCACCACTTGGGTCATTAACATAGATACTTCCGCTTACTGAAATTGAACCAGTAAATTGTGATGCTATTTGCGTACTAAATGAACCGGATTCATCAATAGATGATGTAAATGGTGTTAAAACCCTAAACCCATCAACTGGACTTACTGATGCTGTTACTGAACCAGATTTGATTTCCGCTGATATTAATGCGTCTTCGGTTAATGCCGAACGAGGTATATCAAAGAATAATCTACCAGATGAACTAATAAATGAACCACTAGCCATTGTAATACTTCCACTAAACGTAGAACCACTTTCCAATGATTCAACCAAAAATCCTCTTTCTGGAGTTACAGATGCGGTAATACTACCGGTTGCAATTCTAAATACTTCTTCTGATAATGCCGAACGAGGAATATCAAATAATCCTCTACCACTACCACTAAACATAGAAGCCGAAATTGGACCAGATACATCTAAACTTCCGGTAATTTGTGTATCACCTATTAATGTTATTTCTGATGGTATTTCTAAAAAATCAACAATATTCAATTGTCCCGCCATTGACGAATGCAATTGGCAGTTATAATATAATGTGTTAGGTGAACCAGAATACGGAGTAAATACAATATTTCCACTATCATCTCCGTTATTTGTAATACTTTGACTAACGGCATTAGAAGTACCAAATGAATTAACAAACTTAATCCACAATGGATGACCTACTGCGTTTACATTAAAAGTATATTGAACACCCCTTACTAATGTTAATGTTGCGTTTGAACCAGATACATTTCCATTACTCACTACATACGCACTACTTCCATCGTTAGTTACATATATGATATTATCTATTAATTCGTTAGGCAATGGTCTTGCAGATGATGATACGATAAAACTACCATCAAATCTAGAATGAACATTTACTTCAAATCCTTCGTTTGGTGAAATAGATGCCGTTGCCGAACCACTAAATATTTTTGTAGAATCAATTGCTAAATTAGCTAATGTAATATTTGATAAGTATCTACCATCACCGATGAAATAAGAACCACTAGTTGAAGTTACATCACCTCTTACTAAAAGACTTCCGGTTATATCAACACTACCAGTAAATTCAGAACCACTATCAAATGATTGTACTTTAAATCCAAATAGAGGCGAAACGGATGCAGTTACACTACCACTTGCAATTTTATTTGGTGCAAACGATAAAGCAGATTCTGGAATATCAAATAAATTTCTACCACTACCACTAAATGCCGAACCACTTTGTAATTCTATATTTCCAAATGCAAATAAACTACCACTAATAGAAACACTACCAGTTAATTGAGAACCAAGTAAACCAGATTCAACAATAAATCCTCTATTTGGCAATGCTGAAGCCGTTACGGATCCAGATGCAATTCTAAATAATTCTTGAGATAATGCCGAAAATGGTATATCCGTCAATCCTCTACCACTACCACTAAATACCGATGATGAAATACCAGATTTAAATAAAGCAGATTGGTTTACTACTAAAGAACCCGTTACAACTAAATTAGATTTTAAATCAGTTGAACCTGTTACAATTAGGTAATCTCTAACGGTTACACCGGTATTTACTAAAAATCCTTTATCAGGTGAAATAGATGCCGTTGCCGAACCACTAAATATTTTTGATGTATCTAAATCAGATAATGCCGCTACTGGTATATCAAATAATTTTCTACCACTACCAGAGAATGATGAACCTGTTATTACTCTAACTTCTCCATAGAATGTAGAACCGGTTTCAATTGAAGTTACAACAAATCCAAAATTAGGAGATACTGATGCGGTAACACTACCACTTACAATTTTTTCACTAAATAATGCGTCAGGAGCTAATGCTGTTCTTGGAATATTAAATAATCTTGCACCACTACCGGAATACGATGAACCGGATGCAAGTTCTATACCTAAACTACCACTTACAAATATAGAAGATGAAAATTCCGCTCTTTCACCGCCTTCTAATCTAAATCCATAAATTGGAGAAACGGATGCAGTTACAGAACCAGAAACAATTCTAGTTCCTTCTATCGATGGTACATTTCTTAATCTACTACCATCACCTTCAAATGAACCTGTAAAATCCGCTGAAAATATTCTTTCCGCAGTAATTGAGCCAGATACAATAATACTACCCGTAAATTCACTACCTCTTTCTAAAGATTCTACTTTAAACCCATAAACAGGCGAAACAGAAGCCGTGACAGAACCACTTGCAATTCTAAATGCATCACCGGTAAATGCCGATTGTGGGATATCAAATAACCCTCTACCACTACCACTAAAGAATGAACCACTTCCTAAAAATATACTTCCACTTACTCCTAAACTTCCTGTTATATTAGTTTTTCCTATGAATGTAATTTCTGCAGGTATTTCAATTGAATTAACAATTGTAATATCGCCATTCATAGTACTATGATTCTGACAAATATAATATAGGTTATCCGGTGTTAGTTCATCTGGACTAAATATAATAGTTCCATTATCAGTACCATTGTTTGTAACATTTGTATTATATGCATCATTCGTTCCGCTAACTTTACTACTTCCTGATTTTATCCAAAAAGGATGTCCAAGTGCGTTTACGTTAAAAGTATAAGTAACTCCTCTTACTAAAGTCAATGTTGGATTTGAAGCACTTATTGCGTTTGTAAACAAATATGCACTAAATCCATTATTTGTTACATCATATACTGTATTTAATGATTGACTTGGTATTGCATAGTTTGAAGATGAAACAATCATACTTCCACTAAACTTACTATAAATGTTTACATTAAATCCTTTTACCGGGTCTATTGATGCAGTTGCCGAACCGGAAAATATTAAATTTGTATCTAAATTCGAAATAGCCGAACGAGGTATATTAAATAATTTTTCACCACTACCACTAAAAAATGAACCAGATGATAGAAAAATACTACCACTAAATGTAGAACCACTTGCAGTTGATTTTACAACAAATCCTTCCGAATCGGAAACTGATGCGGTTACACTACCACTCGCTATTAAGTTTGAAATAAGTGCGTCTGGTGATAAAGCCGTTCTTGGAATATTAAATAATCGTTCACCACTACCACTAAACGAAGAACCAGAAGATAATTCAACACCACCACTTACAAATAATGAACCAGTGAATTGAGAACCACTTTCTAATGATTCTACTTTAAATCCTTCGGTTGGTGAAACGGATGCAGTTACACTGCCACTCGCAATACGGAATACTTCTTCCGATAATGCAGAACGCGGGATATCAAATAACCCTCTACCACTACCACTATATTGTGATGCAGAAACCGAACCGGTTACTACTAAATATCCATTTATCGCTGCTGATGTGTTAATTTCTAATCCTCTATCCGGTGATATCGATGCAGTTGCAGAACCACTTGCAATTCTCGGTGCTACTAACGATGGTACATTTATTAACTTACTACCATCTCCCACAAAGAAAGATGCAGTTACCGCACCATCAACATTTACCGAACCGGAAATATCCACACTACCAGTAAATTCAGAACCACTTGCCGCAGATTCTACTCTAAACCCATAAACAGGAGAAACGGAAGCAGTTACCGAACCACTTGCAATTCTAAAAGGTGCAAATGATAAAGCGGATTCTGGAATATCAAAAAGAAATCTACCAGAACCACTAAAGAATGAACCAGACGATAGTTTAATACTACCAGTAAATTCAGAACCACTATCAGGTGATTCAACTCTAAATCCATAAACTGGAGAAACAGATGCGGTTACACTACCACTTGAAATTCTAAAAGGTGCAAATGATAAAGCGGATTCAGGTATATCAAAAAGGTCTCTACCACTACCACTAAATACAGAACCGCTACTTAATTTTACACTACCACTAAATATCGAACCGCTTTCTAATGAAATAACTAAAAATCCATTTTCAGGACTAACTGATGCGGTTACGCTACCACTTGCCAATTTTGTAGCCTGTGGGAGATTGATTAAATTTGCACCATCTCCAAAGAAAGAACCAGTAAATGATGCCGAAATAGAAGAACCCGTAGCTTCTCCAAATATAATTTGATTTTCTACTGCTAAAGAACCTGTTATAGTTACGCTACCAGTAAATTCTTGCTTATCACTTAATTCATCACCAAATTTGTTTGAACCAGATGAATAAATTACCGATGATGAAATTATACTAACAACTAATTGTTCGGCGTATATTGATTTTGATACATATAAGTTTTCTGCAATCGTTGTATCAACATTTATTTGTAATCCAAAATTAGGTGAAATAGAAGCAGTTGCAGAACCACTTGCTAATCTAATTGTATCTGGTAAATTAAATAAACCAGCACCATCACCAAAATATGAACCAGAAAACGAACCAGTATAAGAACCAGTAAAACTACCGCTCAAAGATTCGGCACTACCGGTAAAAGACCCCGTAAATTGTCCACTTACTCTATCTAAATCAAGGCTTCTTACAAATCCTCTATTACCCTGGTCATCCGAAACTACGATAGCCGGTGAACCAGAAAGTGAAGCAGAAAAGTTTGGAACACCCAAATTAGGTTCAACTTGAGATAAATCAACGAATTGATACCTATCTTGTGTTACGTTTTTTGGGGATACTACCCTTACCCTACCTGATAATAGATTACTAATTGCCATTCGTACTTTCCAGCTTTATTATAAATATGAAAAAAATCACCTATAAATATTAATAGATAATATTATCGTTATTACCAACTCAACAGGTGGTTGTTCGGTAAATACTGGATTTTCAATGGTTGCCTTAATAACATCCACTAAACTATTAACCAAATATATAGATGCCGAAATTCCCGCTACACTTCCGTTTGTAAATCCAGTTAGTACAGATTGAGTAACTACATTTTGAAATAAAAGTGGAGAATCGACTGAACCCGTTGTTGATTCGTTTTTTATAATTTGAGTAGACAGTGTTTTTAAATAATCTAATGCAAATATTGATGCGGAATATTCAGTTGTTGCAATTGCAGATACACCATTTTTATCAAAGTAAGCTTTTGCTGCTTTATTTGTTCTAATAGTTGTATTATTTACAATATCATATTTTATTGCATCCACATCATCTAAAGTATTTTGTTCAAAGTATGATGATATAAAAGTAAATGGAGTTTCAGATAAACTATTTTGATTATTAGTATATGCTGCTATTTCTTTTCTTAAAAATTGTCTATTTGCATTTAATAATAAAGATGCACTCGCAAAACTACCACTAAAATCTAATAAAGACACAGAAGAACTAATAAATGAACTACCATTATATATGTCAACAAATTGTGGTACAGGCAATTCTCTATTAGATGTAACTAATATAGTAACCGGCTGTGTCACTAAACTATTATTTGTAATTTGACAAGATAGTACAATAGATGAAACTCCTAATGGAGTTGCATATATTTCATCTTGTTCTCCAGTCAATCCTGTTACTACTGACTGGAACCGATTTAAGGGTACAAAAACTTCTGCCATTTCTTTTTATTTTTTATTTTCTTTTTTATATTTGTAGTGCCAATGAGAACGGAGT